TTCCACCTACGCCTAAATCACTTCCAGTTACCAATGACAAAACTCCGTCTGTTCCATCTACACCTGTTCGCAATCCATATCCACTATCAGCTAAAAATGTGTTTGCTGTAATAGTGCCTGTGGTGGTTAGGTTAAACGAGCCTAAGTCTACATTAGCAGTAGCACCTGTGTATGGGACATAAGTGCCAGACCCCATCTCCATCCAACCGCCAGAAAAGAAAACCCAAAATACCATTTCAAAGATAAGCCATACCATAAACCCTTCAAGTGGAATAGTTTCATACCATTCTTCACCATCCCACTCATAGATATCGCCATCATACCAACCTAATCCTTCATCTGTGCCATCAGAGATATATCTATCACCTATTTCGGGGTCAGGTGGCAAGCCTTCTGAGATGTCCCACTCTTCCTCTACCGGGGGCAGTAGTGTTATGTTCTCCCAAGCGCCATTTCTACGACCATACATTATGCCATCAGATGGAGCGTCTTGTAGATACCTTGCATCATGGTCAGAATTAGTACCGAGAGTATCTGGCATATCGGAGAGTTCAGAATGAGCTATTACTTCTGTTAAGGGAAGCTCATCTAATGTTTCAAGTGCCAACTGTACATCTGTATCCGCAGAGGATAAATGCCCATCAAAATATATCGTATCTGTGCGAATATCCTTGGCCTGAGTTCCTGACCAGCCGCTTTCGCAGAAACCATTACTCTGATAAGCAAGTATTGTAATGCTTAATAATAATGCCAGCAATTTTTTCAATTTATAGATCCTCTTGGCTCGACCATTTTGCTACTAAAGTATTTGATACCCCTGCCGCGCTGGTTATCTTTAGCCTGGCATAAGGCATTGCTACTGGGCTTACAGCCGCAACATGCTGGTTGGTGTCAGCTAAGTTAGTGTGTATATCTGACAATGACTCAGGTATAACCCATTCTGCCTGTGCTGCTCCTTCGGTGGTAGGAAGCGCATTGGATTGCTCAAGCTGTATTGTTAGGTCTACAGCACCTGCGCTCCCGGCTTTGTAGAACAACGCAAAATATTTAGCGAATTTAAGGCTAAAAGCCTTTGAATACACCGTTAAACCTGCGCCTATTGTGATCGTGCTTGCTTGTGCTGAATTTAAAACATCCTTTACTTCTGGCCCAAATAATCCCATAGTATTTCTCCTTTTTTTTTAACCCAATATGCCTAATTTTAGATTAAGCGTAGTTGAAGCGTCATTGGCACTTGGCGCTGCTAAACCTGTTATTTTCACTCTTATATACTTAGCTGCAACCGGCTCTATCTTTTTAATATGCCAATTCTCATCAGCAAGAGCTGCTACTACATCATCTGTGCTTTCTGCCCAGTAATCGTCTGCCGATTCCTCTGTGACAGGTAATTTATAAGATGACTCTATCTCTATTTTGAGCTTAACATCACCATCAGAGGTGGCTTTATACATAAGCGCAAAATACTCTCCTTTTTCCACAAGCTTTGCGGGAGTATATACTACGGCTGTTGTGGCTACTGGGATTAATTCTTCATCAAGTATACTTTTAATTGTATCTACAAAAGGGCCTTCCATATTATTAAATCCTTTCTGTTTTATTTTTTCCTTAACTCATTGAGTATTCTTATTTTTCCGTCGACAGTTCTTTCTTTTAGTATAAGGTATCTATCCTTTTCGTTATTAGATAGTTCTTTCTCGGTAAGAGTATTTCTTAGTTCACTTAATGAAACAGAAAGTGTATTTAGTGTATCGGATTCGGCCTTAAGCTTGGTACTTTCTTTTTTATTTTCTTCGGATATTTGATTTGCTGTATCCAATATTACTTTGGCTTTATTCTCAATTTCTTTAGCATTACTTATTCTATGCTTTATATCTAATTCCTGTTCGCGCATAATTAACTCTTTGCTATCCAGTCCTTTTACTTGTTCCTTGAGTTCTGTTTTTTGGAAGTCTATATAGTTAACCTTGCCTTCGTAGTCCCTGATTAGATTATCAAGCCTTATAGATTTTTCCTGGTTCTGTTTTTGCAATACATCTATATTGGAATGAGCATCTTTTAGAATCTTCTCTGTCTTTTTAATGCCTTCTCTTTCAGAGACTATATCTGCCATCTGCTTATTTAAGGCATCTTGCTTAGCTATGTATTTTGTTTCTATGTCCTCTATCTTTTTCTTGTTCTCGGTTATCAATGACTCAAGTTCTATATTCTTCTTTTCAGCGGTATCTATGGCAGATTGTAGGTCTGTTTTTAATTTATCCTTCTGAACCGATAATGCTATTTCGCCATTCTCTATTATTGTTTCCCGCTTATTGAGTTCTGCTATCTTTTCGTTATATTCTTTATAGTGTTTGTCTATAAGCTCTTTATATTCTAAGTCAAGTTTGGTTTTACAATTCCTATAATACACATCAATTTCTGATTGTATCTTTTGCCTTCTTTTCTCCAGTTCCGCTACCTTAACACGCAGCGTTTCAACTGTATCTTGTGTGTCGTCTTTTTTGAATGATCCTTTCATATTATCTCCTGAGAGGAGCCAGCAGGGGTTTCCTGCCAGCCCCTCTATTCCATTTTTATATTATCCCAATACTGTTGTTCTTGATACTTCGTTCCATATTGTTCCATCACTTATGAACTGAATGACATATCTCTTAGACACCCCTGTTGCAAGCGTTAGAGTGCCTTGAGCATCTGAAAGCGTACCTTCAAATGTCATTACTTCGTCATTACTTCCTTCTGCATCAGTAATGAATATTATAGTCGCTACGTCACCTGCCGTACCGCCTGCGGAGAATGTTAATGTGCAATTTTCATCATCCGTATCGATCGTGTAGGTATATAGCGTATCTGTTCCTGGAACGACTGTTATCGTTGCTGTTGTGTCTGCTGTAATAACTGTTGTTGCGGCAGTCTCTAGCGCGATTGTTGCTGTTATTGATGGTAGAGTAACTGTCTTAGATGTACTTGCTGCGTCTGCAACGGCTAATATAGTATATATAGTATTTGCAGTTGCTCCATCAAAGGTCAATGGAGTTGCGCCTGCTATTTTACCAGTTAGTGTTGTGACGTCAGTTACCGCATCTCCAAGAGTTACTGCGCCGTTACATACTGTCGCACCAGAATAGATATAGCCTGGATACTGCGTAGAGCTACCTATATTATAGGTGTTGGCGTTCGGCACAAAGTCTCCGTCATTCTGTACACTCCACCTATCAACGCCTAATACTGATTCATCGCTCATGCTTGCCGCAAAGGCAGGCACTTGCAATAAACAGAAAGAGGCAACAATAAGCAGAGTTATTATTGTTCTCATTTTACCGTACATTTTGTTCTCCTTTTTGTTATACCAATGCCTCGCCTGTGCTGGGCCTGTAGCCTTTGAGCTTTCCTGCATTTTGTATCTTGTCTAACTCCTCTGGTGTGACCTTAATCCATTTAGGGCCAGCAACCTTTGCCTCTACTACAGGAGCAACGACTGTAGGTTCTTCTACAGGTTCGGGCTTTGTTTTTTTCTTCGCCATTTACTTATTCCTCCACTGTGTTTACGAAACCTGCTTTATCTCTAAATCTTTCATCAGAGGCGTGTTTCTTTGCCTCCTGCAGACTTTCAGAGTCCGCTTTGGCTTCGTTTATACATACTGGACACATAAGCTTTCCTTTGTATTTTTCAAGGACTACACCATTGCCTGTAGCGGAACGAGCTTCAGCATCAGCGCTTGTTAGATCCTCTGTCTGATCGCCTCCGCTTGCTCCGCATACCTGGCATATCCCAAATCTAATTTCAGGAAAACTCATTGTCTATCCTTTAGGCAGATGTTCCGCCGCCCCTTGTCCATGTTCTGAAGTTCTTAATCAAGATGCCCTGTCTTAGGTTTATAGAAGTCTTGTAACCTAAGTTCTGCTCATCTCTGAAGAACCTTATCTCTGGCTTCTGTCTTTCCCTGAACTGGAAATCATCAGATTGCCTTTTGCCTATAAAGAACGCCGCTTCGGTCGCTTCAAGATAATCCCAATCCATAGCTGTAAGAATCTTATAGTATGGGTTGATATCGTTTAGCTGTTGACCAGGGATTCCTCTTTCGGTGTTCAATATTCTTTCAGCAAGGAACCTTGCGGAGCCTGGTAATGTCAACAGGGTATCTGCTGGGTTCTTTACTACGTTATCTCTTTCATCACGGTTATTAGTCGTGGTGTGAAGATTGTAGACAGTTTCAAAGTTACCTGCTGTTAATGTAAGCCCTGCTACGGAGTTGTAATATGTGCCGCTGCCCTTAGAGCTCCTGGTGTTGCCTGTAAGGTTAAACAACGGTTTTGAATCATACATCATATTACCGCTTGAATCGGTCTGGCCTGTGTGCGTACCATTGAAGATAAAATCTCCTAAAAGATTTCCACCTTCATTGAATACTCTTGCGGCCATTTCTTCCTTGCATATCCTTACCTGCTTGCCCCATGTATTGGCAAGGTCTTTCAGAAGATTACCGAGTTTACGTTCATCTTCTGTTGCTTCTTTAGAAAGCGCAATACCATCGCTGAATGTCCAATACTTTACTAAAAACTCCCATCCAATTACTGGGCTCTTGAAAGTAACGTCTTCGCCTTCGATGGTGTGCCTCTTTAGCTTACCAGCGCCTAATACCTGTGTAACCTTATCGCCAGCGCCTTCTACGTTGTTTACAACCTTAAATATCTGGTTGTATTTTGTCTCTACCTCTTGATAACTTTCACGTGAGGCTTTATACATATCATTTAAGTATAAAGCTGTCTGATCCGCTCGTATCCCTGCCACAGTCTTCTAAGCCTCCATTTTGTTTTTATAACGAATTATCCAATCAACTCTTTTGTGGTTTGTTTTCGCATGACAACTTGCACAAAGAGTTATTAAATTAGAAAAATCGTTATTGGCTATGTCGTAGTCAATATGATGACAAGCAATTCCATTTTTCCTGCCACAATTTTGACCACACTCTTGACATGTCCATCCGTCTCTTTTATAGATTAACTTCCTTATATCATTCCACATAGGATGATATTCTCTGCCATTATTCATAACTGGTTTGGTGTAATCTTTTGGTTTTTGCGCTATTCTTCTTTCCTTTGACCATGGTTTGCCTTTAGGCCCGCTAACATTAACTTGGGCTTTACGAGCTTTTTTGATTTTTCCCTTAGTCTCATCAGAAAGTTTTACACCTTTCCTCGGCGAAGGTCTACCTTTGCCACCTTCAGAAATCTTTCTTCTATACTCTTCAGAATAAATACCTTTTTTATCCTTATTCCACGGAGTAAAACCTTTCTTAAAGTGGGTTCGTCCTGTATTCCTCTGTTCGCCTTTTACATTATATGGCATTGTTTATTATCCTTTATACTACATCAACGCCTATGGTTGTTATAGCGGGCCAGTTAATCATTACATCAACCCATTCGTTATTGACTAAATCACCATCAATAACAACAAGAGTACGCTCTACTGAAGCATTAAGTTGCGCGCCCTGAACGTTACCTGATATTGATATATCGCAATCCTTACCCTTCATAAGATGGGTATATGTACCTGCGTTAATAGGAATACGATATACTGCTGTTGGATCACATACAACCTTACGACTTTCTGTCCCTGCTGTTGACGCAATAGCTTCCACTTCCATGTGGCCGAGAATCGTTGTAACCGCATCCGCGCACAGAGTTACAGTATCAGTACCATTAGCTGTTCTATATACAAACTTACCACTTGCAGCTAATATAACTTGGCCTGCAGCAAGTATATGCTCATAACCTATATCGCCACCCTTGATTTGTCCATATTTCAATTGTTTACCTTCGTTCATTTTAATCTCCTTTTTTTTCACCCTTCATGTAATCTGCGTATAATTCATAAGCCTTTTCTTTCGTGATGCCTGGGCTGTCATACATAGCTTCCGCTTCTTTCTTCTGCGCCTCTGTAAAAGGTATCGTACCCTTAACAGGTGGCTTTCCGGTGGGAGCGGATTTTGTTCCCAGTATCTTGGCCTCTTGAAGTCCTCTCTTATATTCTTTTGCGCCAAAGGCTTTCATTTCGTCTGTTGATTTTTTAACATCAGCATCGTAATTAGAACCCTTAACAAATTGAACATAAGTATCGATATCGAATGTATCGTGCGCTATCTGCGCATCGGACAATTTTGCAATGATCGGCTTTACATCAGGGATGAACCTCTTATCCGCTTCAGGTATAGAGTCATACATTGAGGATCGCTTTTCCTGTGCCTTGATAGATACTTGGGTTTTAGCTTTCGCTGTTTCTCTGTCTACGTGTTGTTTCCATTCTTTAGCGGCAAGCTTAAATACCTTTTCATCTTCAAGGTCTTCAGTTAAGTCCGGATAAGCCGCTCTGTAAGCATCAATAGTATCTTCCTTTGTCTTACGCTGGCCATTGACAACCAATTTGCCATCTGAGAGATATTTCTCTACTGCCTCAATAGTAACCTCTTGGACAGGTGCCGCCTCTTGTTGAGCCTTTGCCTCTGCTTCAGTCTTGGAATAAAGACGTTGTAGATGAAGGTTGGCTTTTGCAAGCTGCTTCGGGTCGTCTTTATACTTTTCCTGAATTTTGGCTATGCTCTCTAAGTCTGTGCGGGCTTCATCTTCAGTTACCTTATGCTCTGTGGCATAGGCTTTTATCTCTGCTTCGGTATCTTTGGTCTTGCTCTCTTCTCTGGCCTTTACTATCTCCGCTTTCTTGGTCTTATCCTCTTCGTTTAGATCCTCATCTTTGGCGCTAATCAAGCGTTCTTCCTCTTCCTTGATTTTTACCTTGCCATCCTCTATTACCTTTGTGAGCTCGGCTTTCTTTGTTTTCTGAACATCTGAAAGCTTATCATCCTCTGTGGATAAGATTTCCTCATCAGTTAAGACGGTTTCCTCTTTAGGAGCGCCCTCTTTAGATTTATTCTCATCCTCGCCAGGTTCCTCTTCGGCAGGTTTCTTATCATCAACAGGGTCAGGTTTTTTCTCTTCCTCGTTATAAATGCTATCACCGATAGCATCCATCTGATCCTCTGTTAATTCTGTTTCCTGAGCCTCGAGTGTTGCCTGGTCTATCTTTACATCCGCCATTGTCCTTCTCCTTCTCTGTGGGCCACTATGTGGGTTCCACTATATGTGTTGCGGGCCTTGAGACATTCAAGGGTGCCGCGTCTTTCCCTATATCAGCTACAAATCCATTGCCATCAAATATCAGTCTTAAATTACATTTGTTGCATTTTGTCTTACCGTTCTTATCAAGCTCTACTACTTTATATATACAATTACTTGAACCTATTTCCCACTTAATAAGTAATCGTTTGCATAATGGGCATCTGAATTGTAATGTTTTACCCACGCATACCTCCCAGTATAGGAACTCCGGTTGCTTGCTTTTGTTCTATTGCCTGGCCTATTGCCTGAACAGCTAATGCTTCGCTTTGTATTATAGCCAACTCTGGGGTCTTCAGGTGATGGGATATCTGTTTAGTAGAGTATCCGTTTATCCTTAAAACTAATATCTTGCGCAATACCCCGCACACCTCTTTTGTGGAATACATCCCGGGGGACTTATTTGCTATGGTACACCATTTATTCTTTAGGGTTTCAGATACATTGGTCATAATCGCTATGCCATACATTAGGTAGTTTATACGGTCTTTAGGCGGCGCTATTGATATTGGTTCTTTCTTGGCTTGTTTCTTGATGTCCGCAGGCATAGTCTTTATCTTCTCTTTAAGATAATTCCCGGCCTGCTCTATGTTCATTGGTTTTTGATTATCCATTACTGTACCTCTGAGCTCTTCCTACCACCGAATCCCTCGCCTTGTGTGGTAGACTCTGTTTTCTCTTCTTCTTTGGGTTCTTCTTTTTCTTTATCCTTTTTTGCCATCGTCTTTTCCCTTTGTAAGTTCGCCCTTAATTAAGTCAAGACTTACCTCTATATCACCGTTACCATACTTGCTTACACCCACAACCTTATACTCTACAAGCATGGTGCCGGTATCATCTACCTTTGCGCTTTTAAGCCCAGGTAGTGCATTTTGCTTAACTGTTATAGATGGATACCAAGGTGTTTTTTCTTGTACTTCCATGCTGCTACTATTCTTCACTAATGATTTCATCTCTTTCTCCTCTTAGCTGGCTGGCCTTTCCCTCTGCCGCTACCATCAAATCTTCTCTTACCACCGCAACTGCCTCTTCCTCTGGCCATGTCTATCTCCTTTTTTTGTCCTTTTCAGGTTTAGTTAACAACATACCTAATACTATTATTGTGTTCATACAAGCCCTTAGATAATAAGCGTCTTGTATAGGGTCATCCATTATAGGCCTTGCTAATTTTATCAATACCTCTTCTCTGAAAGCCTCAAACTCTTCCTTATACTTTTTGAACTTGGGGTCATCTAAGCACTCAGCCGCCTGCTTGGTCAGGTTCTCTATCCTGGTGGCTATATCTTTTTTGTCTTGTTCTTTTGATTCTATCTCTTCTTTGCTTAATGGGGCATAGGGGTTACGCATTTTTTTCTTGCTCCTTTTGTACTTTAGGGTCTACTGGCGTTACTAATTGACTCTGCAAATCTGCCACGACCGCTAGTAACTGTTCAGGATTAAGTTCAGGCTCTACGCCTGTGGTCTTTGATTCCTCTAATACCTTATTGGCATATAAGACTACACCATTAAGCGCGGCCTCAAGCTGTAGTTTCTTGAAGTCTTCCATTGATGGGATTACCTTAAGTGCGGCATTTTTCCACTTCTTTGACCAACCCTCAACCAATGTCTTTAATAGGAAATGCACCGCATTTGGATTCTTGGCTACTAAAGGCTCCTGTCTTAATGTTTGATACAACGATAAATCAAGCACCTTTTCATTGACCTTGTCCTCAACGAAAGCGAACGCCTGGGCTTGAATATTTGTCCTGGCTACCATTTCGTTTCGCTCTAATGTAGCAAAGGGGTTATCACCTACTACTCTTTCAGGCCTTGGCGCATATGCCTTACCTTGCTTGGACATTTGGAAATACATCGCTAATAGTATATATCCTATTTCGTTGAATGACGGCAACAGGTGCTTAACATAATCCATCACACCTCTGCCTGATTGCTGTAATAGCGCCATAGTCTTGCGCGCTGGGGCATTGGGGTCAAATGGGCTCTCTGCACCGCTCATAAGGCTTGACACACGGCTTACCTGGTCATCACCCAACACTAAATACTGCATAAGGTTCAATAGACCGCCTATATCTGCCGGCTTCATATACTTTTGGAGGAAGTCTATTGACCCAATCTTTGCCTTAATGGGTATCCCATGAGCAAATCTCTTCTCAAGGAACTGCGCTTCTACATCTGGGTCATCTGTTATTGGGGTTACAGTATTGTCTATGTACGCTGTTTCAAGGGTCATATTGAGGATAGCGTTCTCGGCTAAGTTGCTGTCTGTCAGGTCTTCGGCTACTCCCGGTTGGTATATCCCTGTCTTCTTCTTCTTGATGTAAAATGGTATATAGCAACACGCCACCGCATAGTGCGGATACAGGGTTGAGCCTATAACTACTTTCTTCTCTTCGTGTATCCAGCATACTATCTTGATTTCTTTATCGCTCTTTTCGTCCATTCTGAAATAGTATGTACACTTTAGGATATCAAAGTCTAACGTCTCAAAGTTCTCCGGGCGCTTGCCTGTCTTGTCCTCTGCGAGCTTATCTATATCATAGAACTTGCCTGCTTCCTCTTCTTTCTTGAGCTCCCAATATGTAAAGTTCTCCACTACCGCGATTAACCTTGTAGTCTTGAGGCCTTCATATCCATCGGTTTTTAACCTGACATATACGTTCTTGATGTCATGATATTTAGGCCTCGGGTCGTTATATATCGTCTCTTTGTAATTAGCCACAAACTCTATGTCTTTGCCTTCAGCCAATTGCTTAACATATCCTGGGTAGTCCTGGGCTGCTTCTGGCCAGTTGCTTAAAAATTCTTCTAATCCTCTGCTTACCATTATTGGTTGACCATCAGGGTCTTGCACCTGCTCCATCTTGGCTTCATAAGACTCTTCTCTTCTGCGATCCTCACGCTTGATATCGTAATATACCTCCAGCCAACCTGTGCCTTTGACTGCGGCAGAGTGGAATACCAAATCTAATTCAGGGATAAATGGTAAGTTATCAAGCTTGTAATCTAAGAAGTCCTGCTGTTTAGCGCATACCTCTATATTGCCTTTGCCGAACTCCGGCCTTGCTGTTACCGCGAACATAGGGTCTGACTCAAAGAATGCCTCTGAACATGCTGTAACTATATTGTCTATCTTTACCTTGGTTATGTTACGGTTGAGGTTGAACTGCGCAAGGTCATCTTCTACGGCCTTGCCCTCATACTGATTATCTAATGTATCCCATTTCTTTTCAAGCTGGTCTTGGTCACGCTCTGTCTGGATAGCCTTCTTTTCGGCTCTTATCTCTTTGATTAAACGATCCTTCTGCTCTTGAGAGAGTTCCAGCGTTTCCATGTATACTGGTATACCTAATTCCTCTTTCTTCTTATCTGATGCGCTCTTGGGTTCCTTCTCAAACTCAACCTCTTTCAGGATTTCTTCTTTTGCCATAA